TAACGGTAGCAGATCTCATATAATCTTGAGGATTGGTTGCACCAGATGCTTCTTGATAGTTAGCAACAAACTGTGCCCATTCTTCAAACGCTCTTCTGATTTTAAAATCAACGTCGTTAATGACAGTAATGGTCCAGTTATCAAATGTGCGATCACCATTAACTTTGAAAGTACGTCCTCTAAAAGGAACATCAATCGAAGCTACATTAGAAGCAGGAAGGTTTGCTGCTTTACACATGTATTTAAAAACATCTCCATCATATTTGGCGACTCCTGAGGGAAGTTCGCCAGCTGTGATTTCGACCTCAAATAGATTGGGGCGAGCGCCGCCCCCTACAAGTTTTGATTTAAAGTCGGTAAGTGAGTGTGCCATTTTTTAATTCTCCTTATTGTTATTTAGATAATACTATAATCAAACTCTACCCGCTACTTCTTCAAAACTGACGCCAGTTCTGGTAGCAACGAAGGTGAGGGTTACGTAGTTGATGCTCTTAGCAGGTTTCAAGAAGATGTCTGCTCTGAACTCATTATTATCAATAACATCAGGAGTGTTATTTGTACTGTCACAAATAACTAAGAATCCGTAGAGTCCTCTCTTCGCTTCAATATCACGCAAGAATGGTTCAACGATGTTTCTAAAGTTTGCTCTCGTTAACTCATCATTGAGTTCAAAGAGTTGAGCTTGTGCTGCTCTTTCAAGTGATTGCTCAATAGTGAGGAACAAACGACGAACGTTGATTCTGTCAAATGCTGAGGCATATCCAAGAGCGGTCTTATCTCCAAACAGAAGTGTTCCGATACCAGGTGTAGTGATGAAGGAGTTAATTCTGTTAGGATACAGTTTATCTCTTTGTGCTTTGGTTGGGTTGTATGCAAGTTTAACCGAGTTGTTGATAACTCCACGCTGTTGTCCGGCAGGTGAGAACCATGGGAATGCAACTAAGTTTGTGCGAGTCATCAAACCAGCAACATCTGGGTTACATGGTACATAACGGAAGATGTTGTTAAATCTGTCATACTGATACTTGTATCCACTATCAAAGATCGCGTATGAAGACGATTGAAGTGGGGCAAAGTAGTTAATTAAGTTGTTTGTTTGAGTTGTTGTGTTGGTAACGTTAACCAAGTTTGCTCTGTGAGGACCAACAACTGCAACACAATCTCTTCTTGAATTTGCAAGAGAGATGATGTAGTTTGCTTTTGCTTGTGAATCAGACTCATTGGTGCAACCAGGACCCATGATCAGGTAATCAACTTCAATCTCGTCTTTGTTTTCAAAGAGTTGATAAGAAGTGATGAGGCTAGAAAGTTCTGCCTTCATTCCGTTTGCTGCGGAATAGTCAACACCACCACCAAGAGTGAAGGTCTTATTACCAAGAACAGAGAAGGTTACATCCTGAGAATCAAGTCCGAAGAGACCGTCGCCAGTCGTAACTGGAGTAAAGTCAGTGGAGAATCCAGATGCTCTAGGTACGCAAGTAGAACCGCCACTGGTAGTGATACCAGAGGAAAGGTTGTATCCAGAGTAGACATTTGCAGAGAAGTCTGCAATGTAATCCTTGTAGTAGTTCTTAGTAGGAGCGTTGTAATCTGAGATAGCATCTCCTGCTTTGGAGAGATTCAAGAAACTCTCAATCAGATTACCCTTGATACCAGTAATGCTTCCACTATCATCAACAACTGCAACGTGGATACCATCGTTCTTACCGTTTCTATCGGTTACAAAGACGTTAGACGTAGGTCTTGGAGCGATGGACTTCCAGAACAGAGTGGAGTTGCTTAAACCAAGCGTTTGCTGATCATACCAGTCAACTGCAGTTCCAGGTGTATATACCTTATTAGGAATTATACCCGTGGTATTAATACCAGAGTTGTTAACAATGTTCAGTCCAGTTCCAGTTCCGAATGCTGCGAAGGAAGTACCCTCTGCATAATCGATTTTGGTTTCGGTGGATCCAGTACCGACAGTTTCTACGCGAGAAACAACTTTGATATCAATTGTACTAGAATTGCCACTAGAGTCCGTCGTCAGACCAGTGATGATTCCTTTCAGGAATCCAGTAAACTCAGAGGTAGTTCCAGTTCCAGGAATTACAACTCCACTCAGGGAAGCAGTAACTCCGAATCCGATTTGTGCTCCAGCTTGACTGAGAGAAGTGGTTGCTATGCCAACAGTTTGATCTGCAAAATCATCGATGTAGCAGACTTTTAAACCGTTGCCCCAAGCACCGGGGTTCTTAGCAGCATAAGTAAAAGTATTATCGCTTTCCTTATGGTTCTGCTGATAGTCGTCGTAGTTATTAATTTTTAAAGATGTTGTTGAAGCAATACCAACACCTGCGTTAGCATTGTTCAGTTGAGTATCATCGGTTCTTACAACCTTAAGAACTCCTCCATAGGTAAGATAGTTTGATGCACTCATCCAGTACTCATATTGAGCATCTGTGGATATTGGTTTACCAAACGTATTGATGAGGTCTTGTTCCGTGCTGATATCAATTGGTTCGTCAACAGGTCCAATTGCAAAAGGTCCCGCAATCGCTCCGATATTATCTAATACGTTCTCAGCTCTTCCTACTGTAAGGTCAACCTCCCGGACTAATACGCCTGGAGACAATTGAGGAGTCGCCATGTTTTTTTCTCCGTGGTCTCATGTTTAACTGAAAATATTTATTAAAAGCAATGTTTTCACAGGGGAAACTTGACGTGAATTACCAATCTGGGTATTCCCATCTTACATGTGGTTTTTTATTTGATAATATTCTTTTTATTGTACACTCTTTACATTCATAAGAATATGACGAAGCAACCGGTCCTCTATCTTTTCTTGTTCTATAAAATCCATCAATTAAATTTTTTGTTATCTCACAGGTTCTACATTTTCTATCTTGTAGTAAGAGGTGACCAAGTTTTATTTGACCATCTAAATCCATTACCTATATTCCCACATAAAAGATCTATCTCCATATTCGTCTGCTTTAAACCAAGTATCTCCTTCACCATCAACAAAACTGCCCTCATCCAAACCATCATTTAAGAATCCAAATGGTGCCATGTCCTGTTCTATTTGATTTTTTTGTTCTTCATATAATCTCTTACGAACATCTTGATCCGTCAACTCTTTAAAGTAATCCATCTGGACTAGCCAGGCATAAATGACGAGGCACATTGCCAAGTCATCATTACATCCTTCCTCAGCTTCAAATGAATTGTGCTTTGATATAAATGTTGTTAACTCAGAAATAATCTCATAATCATTGAAGATGACTTTATCTTCTTCTATAAGAGTTTTAAGATTAAGTGATCCAACCTTTTTCACAGTCTTGGACATCTTAACCCCTAATTGGGTTTTCTTGCCAGAGAATCCTTGACCTACAATTTGACCTGCTCTACCTCTCATAGAACACATAAGAAGATTTTGATATTCAAGATCATATTGAAGAATACTAGCAACTTGATCTCCAATATCATTTACTTCACATAAAATATATGCGCTATTATAATTTCTTGCTATTTCATAAATGATATTTGGAAACAACATTGGTTTGACATCATTGTTTCTATATTTTGCAACGATCTTATGAGGAAACTCTGTAATATCAACAACAACGAACGCTGAATAATCTTCACCCACACCACGGGCAACGTCAACTGTCATCACATAATCATGATCTTGAATTGGATTTTCATATACATCCAACCCAGCATTTCTCTGTATAGGATTATCATAGATTAAAGTTCTTAATTTGCTTGGAGCAATTAGAGTATTGACTGATCCTAAGAACTCGCATTCAAACTCAACCTTAAACTGTGCTTCAGATGTATTCTTAATTGTTGTCTTCTTCCATTTCTCATCTCTACCTGGAACCTCTGACCAGTGGACATCCGTAGGGATATATTCATTTTTACCTTTCTCTGCATCATGCCACATACGGTAGAAATGATTCATACCGTGAGGGGTTGATACAATAATTACTTTGGTGTTTTTACCAGAAGTAATAGTAGGATAAACAGATGCAAAGAACGAGTCTGCAACATGGTTTGGAACGAATGCGAATTCGTCGAGGAAGAGAATGTTAAACGACATGCCTCGGACAGCACTTGCAGACGTAGAAGCTGCCAATATCTTACTGCCATTTTCTAACTCCAGAGATCCTTTGTTCCATGCAATAATACCCTGCTGCATCCATTTGGGCAAGTTCTCATATGCAGTCTGTAATCTTCCTAGAAGTTCTCTAGCAGTTGCTGCTTTGTTTGCCAAAATGCCAATGTTGACACTATCGTTAAATACAGCATAATGCAAAAGATATGATACCACAGTAGTAGACTTACCAGTCTGGCGTGGCATCTTACATATATTAAATCTATTATTGTGAAAGTTATTGATTAACTTCTCTTGAAAATGATATGGGTGAAACTGAGTTAGACCCTCATCAAGAGAAACAATCTTTACATAGTTATTAGCAAAATAGACAGGATCTTCCTTACATCGCATAAACTCAAGAATCTGTTCTTGAGTAAACTCGATTGCAGTATTTGCTTTTTTTAGGTTAGGATTACCAAGATATACATTATCACTCATATCCTAAC